AGGTAAGCTATCCCAAGAGACTGTATTAGATTCTCCAACTTTAGGAATTAACATATTCAATCTTTCTTGGGATATGTCCCCATCTTCATTCGCAAGTTTACGCCACCTGTCAGCTTCATTGTTTACCCTACCCTTGTTTATCTTTTCTAACAATGAAGCATAACTGTATAAATCCTTCATTGTTTTCTCGTCAGGAATTCCTGTAGTCCATCCTGCAAAAACGTTCTTTAAACGTTGAACAATCTCGGGCGTTGACCCCACCCTTTCGATGTCAGCATTAGACAGCTTACCCTCACCCGCTGCCCTTGCAATTTGAGTTCTAGCGGATTCCCAAGCGGTATTATTATTAGATTTTAAAGCTAAATTTACCGAGTGCTTAGCTGTTTGTGCTGAATGATATGTCTTTAGAAAAGGGTCTACCGCTTTTTGAAACGCTTGAACATCCCCACCAAACTTTTTCATACCCCCAGGATCCAAGACGTTTGTTATTGTTGGTGAAGTGTCCGCAGCCGCTCCAAGGTCTGCTATTACAGCTCCTGTTTGAGAATTTATCAACTGTACACGCTTATTAGCTGTTACAGTTTCTGTTTTTACTTCAGGGTTCATTAACGCAACAGCCGCTTTAGGGTCTGTGTCAATAAGAAGACGAGCTTGTTCTGAGGTAACTCCTAATTTAGTTGCCAACATTTGAGAACCTTGAACCCTAGTTGCTTCAGTTTTAGTAGCAGCAGCTTGTTTAGCCACCCTGTCCTCTTGAGCCACTTGACGCTGACCTACTATATCAGCCTGTTCAGTTAATGCCATTGCCCTAGCGCTATCACCCATTTGGGTAAACATGTCAGCACCCTTCATAATACTCTCAGGGTTTGTTAAGTCCACACCCTTCATTATACCTTGCACTTGTTGTTGACGAGCCTCTTCCGGCAATTGCAACCCTAACATGCTAGCACCAGTAGCACCAATGTTAGCACCGGCGTTACTCATCTGCGACACCAGTTGACTTAACAACGGCTGCTGACCCATTTGAGCGCCCGACACCAATAGTGGTTGTAAACGTGTAGCCCTCATATTCTCTGGAGATTGATAATCAAATAAGCCAGCCATTAGTTAACTCCTTTTATACTGTGTGCCATCTCAATACCCTGTACCATAACCATAGCCCGGCATATTTCCGGGAGCTTTAGGTGCTGGTTGGTAAGGCTTAAATGCATTACCTGCATTAGCAAACATACCTGCCATACCTAAGCCAGAAGCTAAGTTAGCATTAGCAGCACCTTGACCACCGGCTAACAATGCTTGACCTTGAGCAGCCCCAGAGACAGCTTGACGACTACCAATATCCGCACCCATCGTTAGTGGTGTCATAGCCAGTTGCTCTAAGCCTGTGGCTGTCTGTAACATACCCTGACCACGGCTGATGTTGCGGTCGATGTCAGCCTGTGCCATCTGCATTGATTGACCAGCTAAGTTCTGATCTGCCATGTTACGAGATACTTGCTGTTGATATTGACCGGGGTTTAAGTAGCCACCACCCATATCTGCTGGGCCACCTGCACCCATTGCCTGTGATGATAACCCCAACCCAATACGCCCCTGTTGCATCTGTTGGTTACGTAAGGCAATATCTTCTGCTTCACGTCCACCAGCCATTAAGCCTTGTTGTTGGTTATAGTAGTTCTGTGCGGCTTGTGTAGGGTCAGTACTAATTTGCCCCATGAAGTCAGCAGCGCCCCCATACATCTGGTCACGAAAAGCCTGAAGTACAGGGTCAATCTCATAACCTGCTTGATTCTTATTCGTATCAAAGTAACCAGTACCAAACCCTGATGTTATAGAATAAGGTTTAAACTCTGCCGCTGCTGCCGCTTGTTGTCCAGCCGACGCATTGGCCGCTGCTGCGTCTCTACCTGCGCCTCTTGCTTGACTTGCCCCATACACATTACCTGCCAATGAAGCCCAGTCTGAAGCATCAGTGTTGTCCAATGCCTTTTTACCATAATCTAATGCTGTTTCCCACCATGATGCCATGATATTTCCTTAGTAAGTGCCACCATTGATAGACGCGCCATCAATAGTAGGTATAGTAGCCGTACCAGTGAAGGTAGGAGAAGCTAAATTAGCTTTAGTAGCCGACACGGTTTGTAGCTCAGTAAACTCAGCATCAATCTCCGCACCTTTAACAATCTTTCCTGCATTACCTGTAGGGAGTGAATCCTTAGCGGCGTAGTCTGTGAGTTTTATATAGTTACTCATTTAGTTAATCCTTCCTGTTTTAACAAATATATCTATTCTTTGCACACTTAATTCTTTACCGGCAACGTCTGCCTCAAAACCTATCTGAATTACTTCTCCACTGCCTTGTGCCGGTGCGCTAATCTTATCGACTAATACCCCTGCAACATATTCAGCAATTCCGTACTCAGCAATTCCGTATTCAAATATCTCACCTGCGTTTATAACAAAGGGGTAAGAGAATGAACTACCAAAGTAATCGTAACCTGATTTGATAACAAAAGATTGACCGTTACCACCAATAGCAATTACGTTGACACGCTTCAATATCTTCTTAACCGTTACATCCCCCATATCAATAAAGTTGGAGAAAAACTTCATACGGTAGCTTGTGCCGTTGTCAGAGTAACCAGAATACACGCCGATACCGTTAGCCTTACCTAAGAACACTTCACGATCTCTGGTGCGTAAGAATGCTGTTATCTTGCTACCTAGCCAGTTTGTAACTCTTGATGAACCGTCCTCCAGTGTAGACCGCATATCTAAACAGTAGATAGTCAGTGTAGATGGGAACGAGATGAGGTAGAAGGCGTTGTCTTCAGAATAAACGCTGCGTACCTTTTCTAAGCTGCCAGCACTAGCAATCTCAGCGTTCATAATGTCTAAGAAATCATCCCTTACATTACGTGTTAAGTCCCGCATTGGTAAAGACTTCTCTTGAATCAAACGACCTAGACTGCGGATACCAGTGCCAGACAAGAACAACAAGTCACCACCTGTGCTTTGTAAGCTATCACGAGCCACACAACCAACACCGGCTATAATGTCTGCTAAAACAAAGTTACCTAAAGGGTTATCTGCGCCACTGTAGATAACAATGTTACGTTCGCAGAATATAATTAAAAAGTTGTTATGAACAGCTAGAGCGGTAACAGTGTCTACATTCTTAGGTAGTACAGACGCAATGTTCAGTGTACCGCTAGACCCACCAGCAAAGGCAGGGAAAGTGCTGTCAGCTATGTCTGTTGACCAATACACTGTGTCGCCGTCATGCACCCAGAAGCGACCGAAGGCGGCTATTGCATCTCTAGGGTAGCTAGTACCGAAGCTAGGAGTGTAAGGGCCGCCATGAGCCGTATGATCGCTCTCACGGTGTAGCACAGGTGAACCACTCTCTCTTGTAAAGATCAAAGGCTCAAAACTATTCTGAACCAACAATGTGTGGTCAAAGATAGTAGCACTCTTCCAGTTGTTAGCCGATATAGCGTAACTACCCGGAGTTATGTCTGTTAGTGTTTTATCCGTCTCTTGTAACAATATCTTGTTGTTGCCGGATACCAAAATATCAGCAGTGTTATCAGCGTTTATATGCTCAAAGATACCCTCGACATACTGACCGCCTAAAACAGATGAACCTGTTACGGTTTGCATTGTCCAGCCTTTACGAGCACCTAATCTACCGTATTTGTCGATGGTGCAGTTATCAGCTACGAGGGCATAGTTGGCAGAAACAGTAACACTACTCTCTTGTGTGTTTAACCCGAAAAACCCGGGAGCTACAATGGAGATAGGTGTTAGTTGTTTCATACGCTATACCAGATAGAATCTTCAGGATGTCGGGCAGCGTCCAGAGCAATCTCGTCAGCCATAGCGCTTTGAGCCATCTGATATGCATTAATACTTTGTTGCCCACCGTCTTCACCACGCTCTTCAATCGCCATTGCGACTGCTAACAATATGATGGGGCGGACAGGAATAACTACCTTGTCTGCATCCGCTGAAAGCTCAGGGTTTCGCTTAGTTATGTTAAAGCGAATCGTGTATACTTTGTCTGGAATAGGGAAGATGTCAACTTGTGAGTCACCATTAGCATCCACACCATTGTAGTTGTAATAGGTTGGTGCGCCTTTGGCTGGAGCATCTGGTAGAAACTGTTGATTAAACCAATTAGAAGTCTGGTAGCGCATCTCAAACTTAGAGGTGTCATTAAATACATCAAGCGTCTTAAAACTATTCTCTGCACCTACCAACACATAGTTAAACGTGTTAGCCGCTGTAGTTAGAGTTAAGGTGTCACGCAGGGCGCTCCAATCGTAAGAAGTCTCTATCTGTGCTTTAGCCTCATTAACATAGTCACCTATGAGACGGGTGTAGGAGTTAATGTTACCAGTCCCTTGAACTGTAGTAGCCTCATTTTCCCGTAAGCGCCGTAGCACCTTATTTACAATATCTAAATAGGTCATTGTTTGTTTCCTTTGTTGCTATTATACCACAGTTGTGCTAAAATGTCAAGCATTATTCGTTGCCAAAAAAGGCTATAGGGGTTTCTTTATATAGGTCAAACGAGGCAATAACAGAAGGC